AGTGGTGAAACTGTGATTCGCAAATCTGCGGACCAGTTGAAGTTTGCGTCTCGCACGGATCGTGCTGCGCGTCGAGCGATGGACAAATATCAGGTCGAGTTTGTCGATTTGATGATGGCGATCTCTGCTGCTGATACGGCTGCAAACGCCGCTCACGTTGCTCACCCTGAACCGTATCCAATTGGATACGCTTGGGTGGAAATGCCATCCTCGTCGAATCGTGCGTTCAATGCGATGACTGCACTACTACACATCGGGTCGGCTATGCCAAACGGTCGTAGGTTCTCAATTCAGGACACGAACCGTACCGTCAGTCCCGAGGCGTCTGCGAACACAAACGGGGCGGTTGCTGATGCTTGGGCTGGTGCGTTCGTATCGAGTTTGGTTGGGTACGGTTACACGGCGTGGGCGAAAAGTCGTCTCGCGTGTTCCGATCAGGTATAACAAATGAATGGGGTATGCTGTGCCAATGGATGAAATAAATAAAAACGTTTTACGGATGATCAAAGCCAGCGATGTGGGCAAATTGTTGTCGTCTGCTGATATGGTTTTGTTGGAAACAGAACTTGAGACGGTGCCTGCGCAACGTGTGGGTGGCTGGTTAGGTGAGCAGATCGCTAAAGCGGCTCGTCAACAGATGGCTAAAGGCGATTTTGTGGGTCATCCGTTTCGTGGAAACCAGCATTCCAGTGCGTCGGGCGGTGGTCGCGGATCGTTAGGCGGTGGACCTAAGCGCCGATCTGGAGGACGGGTTGGGGCTTCGGAGCAAAGACTGGCTGCCCTGAACGACGAGTTGGCGGGTCGAAGCGAAACATATGCTGAAACTGTTTCCCGTGTTAGCACACCTGCCATTGACGAACTGCGTTCACATATCGAGGAACAAGAAGGTTTGCTGGAAGCGATGCGTGATCTTGGTGCAACCAGTCAAGTGATTGGTGTGCAAGAAGGTTTGATCAGGGACGCTAAAGCAGATTTGGTGCGTCAAGAGGATAAAGCGGTGGGTGCCGACACGATTGCTCGTGGCGAGAAGGCTTACCAAGACAAAGTCAAAGTCAACGCCGACGCATTTGCGGAAGCGGAAGCGATGGTGATCGGTCGACTAAAAGATTCGTTCGTGGATATTGAGGATTCAATTAAGCAGGATCGCGATGGGATTGCTAATTTGGTTGAAGCGTCAAAGGCAGCGACCGTTAAGGCGGAACGCGAGATCGAACGGATGAGGGAACAGTCTGGTGCGGGAGATCCTTTGCGTGCTGCTCAAAGAGAATTTAATTCTGCGCAGCAAAGCGAAGATCGAATAATGCAACACGCGATGGACACCAGCGGTCTGCTAACCAAAGTTCAGAATGCGATGACAAAATTGCGCAAAACAATGGATGATGGGAGCGCAATTAAAACGACGCAGACGATGGTATCTGCCGTGATGTCTCAATACGTTCCTCTGTTGCAATCGCAGAGATCGCAATTGCGTGACGCTGGAGATTTTGAGCGAACAGCCGCTAAGCAGGGATTTGGTTTGAAGGGAGCACATATGCGATTTGCGATGTTGCAAAACGCTGTTACCAACACTTTGGCACAATTAAATGATATTTCGGACGCTTCTGAGGGTGCTGGCACTGATGCCGAGGAACTCTCCAGAGAAATTCTTGGCAGCCAATAACCCTAGTTTAGTTGTGGGAACTAATTTCCCTCATATACTTGCCGATTAATGGTTGCTCGCAAAATGGTTAAACTCAAAGTCGAAGAGACTTCGGGCGTTGATCATCCTGCGCACCTACAAGAAGGTTGGATCGTTATGAAAGCAAAGGAGCCTACGATGGCATCAGATAAAAGCAAAATGAACGATGAGGCAGAAACCGAAACCGACAAAGAAGTCGATTTTGAGGCGATGTTCAAAAAGATGAGCGACGAGCGCGACATGTACAAAACCAAGTACGAGTCCATGATGAAGGCTGATCCAGAACCAGAGGACGAAGGCACCGAAGAGTCACTTGTGAAGTCAATGCCAGAAGCCGTCCGCGAGATGCTGAATAAAGCACGCGACGAAGCATCATCGGCACGTGAAGAACTTCGCAAAGAAGTCGATGCACGCAACGACCGTGAATATGTTGCTAAGGCTGCAGCATGGGGCAACCTGTCAATCAATCCTTCCGACGTTGGTCCAGCGCTCCGCAAAATGGCTGAGTACGACGCCGATCTCGCATCGAGTGTCATGTCGGCTTTGGGTTCCGCTAACGCGCAGGCTGAGGCAGCAAACATTTTTGCTGAACTTGGTACCACTGCCCGTCCAGACTCTGGCGATGCCTACGGTCGAATGACCAAAATGGCTAAAGCCGCAGTTGCCAACGGCGATCATGCGACAGTCGAGCAAGCAATTTCTGCTTTGGTGATCTCAAATCCTGAGATGTACGAAGCGTACCGTCAAGAATCAAACAAGTAACAAGGAGCATCCCCAATGGCATACGAAGTTTCTAATTACGCAGTAAAATTTACTGCTATCGCAGGCGCAGACCTTTCGGCAAAGCAGTATTACTTTGTTAAAATGAGCGCAGACAACACAGTTGTTCTCTGTTCGGCAGCCACAGATGCACCGATTGGTGTTTTGCAAAACGATCCAGCATCGGGCGAAGAAGCATCTGTTCTTGTCATCGGTGGAACTAAATTGGTCGCAAGTGCCGCTCTTGCAGCAGGTGTCAAAATCGGTACTGCTTCAACAGGCAAAGCAGACGCGAAGGTCGCTGGAACTGACACAACCGAGTACACAGTCGGCGCAGTTATTTCCTCATCGGCAGCAGATGCTGATGTCCTTACCGCAGTAGTCAACTGCGCCAGTCCTAACCGCGCAGCATAATTTAAGAAACAATCACAGGAGCACACAGACATGCCACAGCCAACACAAAATCAGGTTCACGTAGATGCGATCTTGACCAACATTTCGGTCGCATACATGCAGCAACAACAGAACTTCATTGCAACACGGGTGTTCCCTGTTGTGCCTGTTTCAAAGCAGAGTGACAAGTTCTTCACCTACACCAAGAACGACTGGTTCCGTGACGAGGCTCAACGCCGCGCTGACGCAACCGAGTCCGCAGGCGGCGGCTACAACTTGTCAACTGATTCGTATCAGGCTGACGTCTACGCATTCCACAAAGACATTGGTGATCAGACTCGTGCAAACGCCGACGCACCAATCAACGTCGATCGCGAAGCAGCAGAGTTTGTTACCTCGCGCATTGCGCTAAAGATGGAAACTCAGTTTGTCTCCAACTTCTTCACCACCTCGATTTGGGGCACTGACTCAACTCCAACAAACTTGTGGAGCGATTACACTGCGTCAGACCCGATTGGTGATATCGAATCAGGCAAGCGCACCATTCTTTCAACAACAGGCTACGAGCCGAACACTTTGGTGCTTGGCTACGATGTGTTCATTCAATTAAAGAACCATCCTGATCTTGTTGACCGCATCAAGTACACGTCAAGCAACGTCCTCACGGAAGATGTGATGGCAAGCCTGTTTGGTGTTCCCCGCGTGATGGTCGCCAAGAGCGTCAAAGCAACAAACAACGAAGGCGCAACTGGCGCTTATGCGTTCAACTACGGCAAAAACGCCTTGTTGACCTACTCTGCTCCATCGGCTGGCTTGTTGCAACCTTCGGGTGGCTACGTCATGTCGTGGACTGGCGTTTCTGGTGGACTCGGTTCCACAATTGGAACAAGCCGTTTGCGTCTGGATGAATACAAGGCAGACCGAATCGAAGCCGAAGTAGCCTTTGACATGAAGGTAATCGGTGCAGACCTCGGTTACTTCTTCTCGGCTTGCGTATCCTGATCCCTCTAACATTTAGGAGCCGTTAATGGCAAACAGACTTACAAAAGGCAAAGCCCTATTCGGTTCGCTCAGGACGAGTGGTGTTGTTGCTAGTAACACACAAACCAACAAAACTACCGTCACGACTTTGACGGATGCCGCTGAGACGATGACTGCCGCCCAGGTTGTCTCCAACGGTGGCTTGCTTGTTTGCACGCCAACTGCTGCACGGGCAAAGACAATTCCTACGGGAACTCTTACTTGTGCGGCTTTGGCTGGTTATGCAGTTGGAGACACGTTTGATGTGTCTTTCACAAACTTGGCTGCGGCAACTCACGCTTTGACGGTCACGGCTGCTACTGGCGCAACGATTGTCGGTTCGGCAACTGTTTCAGCAGCGTCATCGGCAACATTCAAGGTGCGTGTCTCAGCCGCGAACACGGTTGTCTGGTACAGAGTCGCTTAAAGCACTTCGGTCAAGTGACCTTAGTGTCCAAACACAATCGGAGGATATATGGCTCACAAAGTGATGAAACCGATCTCGGCTAACGGCGAGATCATTCCTACTGGCACCTTAATTGATGCTTCGGGATGGCGTAACGTGCGTGCTTTAATTAACAACCGTTACTTGATTGAAGTTTTAGACCTTGCGCAGCCTGTGGTAAACACACAGAAAAGCAAATCAAAGCCGCTTGCTGCACAATTGATGAACTAGTCGATAGGAGTCGCACATGACGTGGACGTATGGCGGCAATCCATCTTCTCCTCCTCGGGACGAAGTTCGGTTCCTTGTTGGTGATACGGACACAACTAACCAGTTGTTGACCGACGAAGAGATTGCTTATTTGTTGGCAACGTGGAACAACAGCGCCTACATCGCTGCGTCTCATGGGTGTGATTCGTTGGCATCAAAGTTTGCTGCCAAAAGCGATTATTCTAAGTCGGTTGGTGATCTATCTATCTCGACACAGTACGGGCAGCAGTCCGATCGGTACAGGTCGTTGGGTGCCACGTTGTTGGCTCAGGCTGTAACCGCGTTCCCCCCTTCCCCAACCGCCTACGAAACAGAGGATGGTGATGTAGGTCATGCTTCCAAGTTTTATATTGACATGGATAAATACACGTGACCATCGAAACGGCGTTTTCGAGCATGATGCCGTCAACCGTCACGTTGAGTTCCGTTTCTGCTACGGATGCGTACGGTAAACGAACGTTTGCGACGGGGTCGTCGATTCAGTGCCGTATTCAACGTTCCGCTCATCTGATTAACACGGAGGACGGCAAACAGATCCCTGCTGAAGGCAAAGTTTATTGTTATGGCGTGGTCACCGCGACCGTGAACGACAAACTGGTTATGCCTGACGCAACGGTGGTTCCTGTTTTGACGGTTGAAACCCGCAACGACGAAGTTGGTTCTTATGTGACAGTTTTGTCGTTTGGTAAGGCGTGAGATGGCTACCACGGTTGTTGAGTTAACGGGTCTTAAAGAGTTTATTAAAGCGTTTAACATTCAGACTTCTCAATTGATGCCTGCTGTCGGTTCTGCGATCTACAACGAGGCGGTGGTGATCGCTGACGAAGCCGACATGCTAGTCCCGTACGACTTTGGTACGTTGGCTCGATCCCAGATTGTGCATGCGCCAGCGATACAAGGTGCACAAGTTTATGTGGATATTACCTACGGTGGTCCAGCGCGCGCCTATGCTGAAGTGCAACACGAAAACGAGGATTTCAGTCACCCGTCGCTGGCTTCGGGTTTGCCGTCTAACGGGCGCCAAGCCAAATATCTGTCTGACCCGCTCGACGACGCTGTCAAAGAGGACAGGCTGTCAACACAACTGTCGATGCGGATTCAAAGCATTCTGCTGAACCAGATGGGCAAATAGCATGGCTCTTTTAGATGCGCTTGGCGCACGACTTGCAACCGATGCTGTGGGCGTTGTTGGCACCACAATTTTCTTGGGTTACATGCCTGACACCCCAGACGCGTGTGTTGCTGTGTTTGAGGGCAAAGGCAACGGTCCAGAACAGATGTTCGGTTCATCAATATTTTCTATTGATCGACCTGCGGTTCGCGTGATGTGTCGTGCCGCTCGCAACGATTATCCTGCGGCTCGAGCACTCGCGGTTGCTGTCCGCGCCAGTTTGGGTGCCATCCGTGCTGAAACAATCTCGTCCGTCGATTTTCTGTGCCTCTTATCTACATCAGAGCCGTACCCGATGCGCATCGACGGGAAGGAACGTTCAATGTTTGGTGTTGACTTTGTGGCATGGGTGAAGCCTTAGCACCCGTCGGGGCGCCCGATCCGTACGGGAAGGGGTCACACAGCGACGACAAGCCCCGTTGTTGGCGTTGTAATCGCCTTTTGGCTATTCGGGTCACAAGACCGTATTCGATCGCTTGTCCGCGCTGTAAAGCGTCAAACCAGCATGATTAGGACGTGTCCTTTGCTCGTGAAATTGGGTTTTAATGGTTGGGTGCAAGGCATACTGAAAGTCCCTCAACCTGAGAAGGAGATAATTGTGGAAGATATTCAGACAGACGAAATGGCTTTGCGCAAGCAAGCAAACGAGGCACGCAAAGAGAAACGCAATCAAATTGCTGATCTTGACAAAACGGCGTGGCTTACCTATGTGGAGTTGGGTTCATGGAATAAGGCTGCCGATGCGCTCGGCTTCGCAAACGGTGCTGTGGCACGACGAGCCGCTTTACGCCACCGCGCGTTAGTTCACGCCACAACAGAATAATTTGGTTCGGTTCACGTTACCGAGGTTCAGGTTTACCCGTAGCCCTAGCGGGTAGACTGAACTTCGACAAACGCCCACTAAGACGCTCAGAGCGCATAACGGCTACACGCAACGTTGGAACGTCGCAATGACCGAAAGGTGAAAACCAATGGCACGCAAAATTTTCGTCACATCCATATTATTTATCACAACGTTGTTTGGAGGTTTGGCTTGGGCTTCCCCTCTTGCCGACTTAGGCAAAACCGACGTGGTGATCTATGCGCATCGAACCGAACACACGTTTGAACCAACCTATAAGGCTTCTGTAATCGTGTTCCGTCACGGCGACATTTCTTGGCTACCTCAACTTGCAGCCCAAGCAGGCTGGAAGCCAAAACACATTCCTCGGTTGGCTCAAATAATTCTCCGTGAGTCGGGCGCTTGCCCTGCACGGCGAGGCGGTGACATCGTCAACGAAGCCTGCGTGGTGATCGGTCACGACGGCTCAAACCATGCGTCCGATTCAGGTCTGCTTCAGATCAATGGCGTGAACTACAACCCCAAGCGCAACAAGTATGCGCCTATCTGCACCCAAATGAAGATATGCACCCAAGAACCCTTGCTCGACGCGCTCACAAACCTTAAGGCTGGCAGGCTTCTGTTTGAGGCAACAGGTTCTGATTGGTCGCCGTGGATCATCCCCGAAGGCGGTTGGTAGGCGTTCCCTAAAGGGTGCTTCTGTAACCTGCGTTTAGCGGTGCTGATCTGACAGAATAGCCAGCCCTATGGCTGCACACCTCGTCCACAACAACACAATTTTATCCTCCTTGCGGTTTCTCGAAAGGGTGTGTGCTCGAGGCAACGACGAAGAAATCCTTGTCAAAACCATCACAGATTTACGGGCATCGTTATCAACCCCACTAAACTTCTTGACAGATACTGCTGTGGTATTATCGAGCCAATAACGTGTCCTCGTGACCTCGGTGCTCTCCAACGTGTCCTCGTGATCGGAGTGATTTCTGAGGAAGCGTCATGCGCAAACAGATTTATGGAGCACCGATAAATGCCTAAATATTTGGTCAAAGCAGGCTTGGATTATCCACCAAACCGTCGCGCCGAAGAAGGCTCGATCGTGGACGACCTACCTGCCAAATCAATTAAATGGCTGCGAGAGCAAGGTCTAATCGAATTGCTCGACGGCAAAACTGGTGAACCTGTTGTTGAAACCATTGAAGTTGACACAGTTGAGGACACAGAATAATGGCGTTCATTCACGGTAAAAGCACACAGATTTTGCACGGAGTTTACGATTTGAGTTCTTTTATGAATTCGGGTCAGGTCTCCCGATCTGCTGAGACAAGCGAAACAACTTCCTTTGGTTCAACAGCCAAAACATATATTGTTGGTCTGGTCGATGGTTCTTTGTCGGCAAGCGGAATGTTTGACGGCACAGCCAGCGCTGTAGACGATATTTTGAGCAGCAGCATCGGCTCAGACACGCTCGCACCAGTCACTTTTGCTATTGATGGCACCACTTTAGGTAACAGAGTTTCGTTGCTTCAGGCAAAAACCACCAAATATGATGTTTCTTCTCCTGTTGGTGATGTGGTGTCTGTTTCTTATGATGCGCAAGCCGATGGTGGTGTCGATCAAGGGGTTTCTTTGGCGGCTTTGACCTCTGTGTCGGCTAGTACGACAACCACCAGCAACGACAACACAGCCTTAACATCAAACGGCGGTATGGCGCAGTTGCACGTAACTGCCAACACACGAACTACAACTTCTGTCATCAAAGTGCAGCACTCGTCCGATAACTCAACTTTTGTTGATCTTGCTACTTTCTCAACGGTGGCAATCGCAACAACGACTTCGGAACGGAAGGCAGTAGCAGCAGGAACAACCGTTAACAGGTACCTACGGACGGTGTGTACACTTGCTGCAGGTTCAAACTCAATCACATATCAAGTATCGTTCGCAAGGCGATAAGGAGCAATAAATAATGGCATTCGCACACGGCAAAACAGCGTTCTTTTCAATCGACGACTCGACAGGCACCCCTCGTGACATTTCGACCTATTTGGATTCGATTTCGATGCCTCGCAGCATTGAAACTGCTGAAACCACAACGTTCAGCGTCACAGGTTCGGCAAAGACTTTTATTGTGGGACTTAACGATTCCTCAATCAGTATCTCAGGCAAGTTTGATTCCACCGCAGACGGCTACATCGCTGGTGTTTTGGGTCAAAGCGCAAGTCTTTCTTTTGTCTACGGTCCAACAGGCAACACGGCTGGAATGGTTAAATATTCTGGCGAATGCTTTATGACCAAGTATGATTTGGGATCGCAGGTTGGCGATGTTGTCAGTGCGTCAGTTGACTATCAAGTAACCTCAAGCGTTACTCGTGGTACCTTCTAATAACCAAAACATTAAAGGAGAACATAGTGTCCTTACGTGACCGTATTATTAAGATTGATGACACCACCCGCGAGTTGGTGAAAATCAGTCAATGGCAACTTGAAGTTGAGGTTCGCTCAATGACGGGTGCTGCTAGAGCACAACTGGTGCAACAAGGTTCGTCGGGTGGCACACCTGACATGACCAAACTGATGCCAGAAATTGTGGTGATGTGCACCTTTGATCCAGAAACAGGCGAACAAGTGTTTGATGACAACGATCACGAAATCGTAATGGGCAAAAACGGTGCTGCACTCGAGCAAATCATGAGTGTCGCGATGCGCCTGTCAGGTTTTAGCGCAACCGCTATTGATGACGCGGGAAAAGACTCCTCGTCAACACCGAAAGAAGGTTCCTCTTCGATCTAGCCGAAGCGTTGGGTCGAACCGTTGACGAACTGTTAAACGGCTCTCCTCAACACTCACCCATTAGCGCATCAGAGATCATCGAGTGGGCTGCAGTATATAAACTAAGAGCACATGATGCAGAACAGGCGCAACGTAGGGCGAGGTGATCGATGGCAACAGAATTTGAGGTACTAGCCCGAATCATGGGCGACTCGTCGAGCGCCCAAACTGCTTTTAATCAAGCATCACAATCGGCTCAAGGGTTTCAAAGTCAGGTAGACAAAACAAACGGGATGCTCGTCGCGCTCGGGGTCGGTTTGGCTACTGTCGGATTTGCAATAACAAAATTTGCTAAAACATCATTCACCGAAGCAGCACGTGTTTCCGAAATGGATGTCGCAATGACAGCGATTGGTCGATCCACGGGTATTGGTGCGTTAAAACTTCGTGAAGCAACAAAAGCCATCAAAGACAAAGGCATCGAGATGGCTGCAGCGCAGAAAATGGCTGTGGAGTTTGCTCAAGGAGAATTAGATGTTGGACAAGCAGCAGACGTTGCGCGTGTGGCACAAGACTTGGCGGTTGTATCACAAAAAAACTCAACGGACACAGCGACGTTATTGACTCGAGCCATTATCACTGGCAACTCAATGTTGCTGAAATCTGCTGGTGTGAGTCGTCAGGTATCTGAAGGATACACCGCTTACGCAAAAGTGTTGGGCAAAACAACCACCGAGTTAACGGCAACGGAGCGCCAACAAGCAACGATAAATTTGATTTTGGATGAGGGCACCAAAGTTGCGGGCGTTTATGAAGCCGCCATGCAAGAAGCAGGAAAGGTTTTGCGTTCGTTTCCACGTTTGCTGAACGACATTCATGTTTCTTTCGGCACGGCGCTGGTTGACGGTTTTGGTCCCGCAATCAAGGCTGCATACGATTTGACCAAGCAGTTTGATAAAGCCATTGAGGAAGGCGGAAAGTTTTATCCAATTATTGAAGCACTTGGCATTGTCTTGACAGATTTGGTTTCTCCGTTTACTGAAATAATTAAACATGCAGCCGATTTCATTAAAAACTTTGATGCAGGCGCTATCAACGTGTCTCAGTTGGCAGATCAACTACAGCGTATTTTGCCGTTTGTAACGGCTTTGGCTGCAGGTTTGTCAACGATGGCTGGCAAAAGTTTGTTGGCTCAAGTTCCAATTTTGGGTCAACTGGTCGCAGGATTAAATCCTGTGGTCATTGGTTTTGGGGTGCTGATTGCCATGACACCGAAACTGCGCGACAAAGTTTTGGCTCTGGGTGAGCAAGTACAAAAACTTATACCACCGTTGCTGGCTGTAGCCAAAGCCGTAATGCTTGCTGCAGGACAGTTTATCGACGAGTTCATTGTGCCGATTGCGGGATTTTTAATTAGTTTGCTTGGTCCAGCCATTGATTTTGTTGTTGATACTTTGGGCGTTTTTGCTTCATCAACGGAAACCGCGACAAACTTTGTTGAATCGCTTAAATTGGCTTTGGTTATTCTCACATCCGCTTACGTAGGATTAAAGATTGCGCAAATGGCTCAATTGGCTATCACTAAAGCACAAATTATTTGGGACGGCATTTTAACTGCAACAACCTTTTTGCTGATCCTTGCCACCGATGGCTTGGCAGCAGCATTTGAGGGACTTGGAATTGCTGTGACCGCTTCAGGCATTGGTGCAATCATTGTGGTGATCGGTTTAATCATTGCGGGAATGATTCTTTGGTATCAAAAATCGATGTGGTTTCGCAATATGATTAAACAAATATTAGAAGTCGTCATCAATCTATTTGTGATTATGGCAAATGCCGTCATAGGTGCTTTTAACTTAATTAGCAAAGCCGCCACAGGATTCATTAATCAATTTATTAACGCCTACAACTGGCTTGCAAAAATCTTGCATTTGCCCAAGATCGACCCGTTTCATCCGTTGCTGATACCGACTCTTGACAAAATCAATATTGGTTTAGAAGAAGCCACTGGTAGAGCGCTTGATCTGAACTGGAACATGACGGAATCGTTGCGCAAATTTGTAAACATGCAAAAAGCAGAAGGTCGCGCACGCCTCGAATCTGTTGGTTGGCTTGATGAATGGAATGCTAAACAACACGAAATTATTGACGCTGAAAACCAGCAGGGTTCGGGCATTGACAAAGTTAAACAAAAAATAGATGATCTTAAAAGAAAACTTTGGATTACGTTAATAATGCGTTAACTAAAGCCACAGATGAATTAAATCGTCAAAAAGACGCAATGCGGGACTATCAAAAGTCTGTCTCGGATGCGATCACGGGTCAGGTTTCGTTAAGCGGAATTTTTGCGAATGTGACTGAAGCAATCAAAACGCAAACCGATGACCTGAAACGTCAGCAAGAAGTTTTAGACAAGTACGCCGAATCTGTGGGCAAAGCCATTTTGGGAACGTTGTCGTTAAGCAAAGTTTTTGACGATCAAACCAAAGCAGCAGAAGGGTTAGAAAAGGCAAACTCTGTTGTTGCCGACGCTCAGACCACTTTGGCTAATGAGCAAACCAAACACGCCGAAAAGGTTGCTGCGGCTCAAAACAAACTGAACGAAGTTTACGCCGAATATTTAGATGCCTTCAATAATGGAGACTTTAAGTCAGCGCTTTCGTTGCAGAAGCAAGTAATCATTGCCAACAATCAACTTGGTGATACAGAAGCCGACATTTCTGAAGTTACAAAAGCCCAAACAGCGTTAGGGGCGGCTACTTCTGCAGCATCTAAAGCGCAAAGCGAGCAAATCACGTTCTTGGCTCGCCTCCAAAAACAGGCAGACCTCGCCGTTGGTTTTGCTGAACGGATCGGCAAACTAACTAAAGCAAACCTCAGTCAAGACGCGCTCGATCAAATTATTGCTGCTGGAGCCACCACAGGAACTCAGATAGCCGACGAGTTGCTCGCGGGTGGAAGTGTTGCAATTGACAAAACCAACGAACTCTTTTCTTTGATTGGTGAAACAGGCAAGAAAGTTGGCGTAGAGGTTGCATCAAAGTTTTACTCGGTGGGCGAACTTATGGGCATGGACTTCATGAAAGCGTTAATTAAAGAGGCTGACAAAGCCAAACTGTTTGCTGATCGTGTTCGTCAACTAGCCGAGGCAGGCTTGTCCAAAGAAGCATTGGCGCAGGTTTTGGCTGCTGGTGCGGACGCTGGCACGGCGATCGCAGACTATCTGTTGGTTGCAGGTTCTGACAGAATTACAAGCACAAATGACATTTTGTCGGCGTTGCAGACGACTGCTGATCAGTTGGGTGAGTTGTTGGGTTCCAAGTTTTATCAGGCTGGCGTTGATCTGGCACAACAAATTGTTAATGGTTTGACATCAAAACTGGCTGAAGTAACAAAACTGCTGAAAGACATTTCAACGGTTGAGGGCGCAAAGAACTTGTTTGCAACTGTCAAGGGCGAGGTCAACACAATTGCTGCCACAACCACCGTTGCGGGCGGTGGCAGCGATAAGGTTGCAGGATCAGCCGAAATGGCTGCTGCTCGCGCAGGCTTTTTGTCTTATGATCAGGCTCAGGCGCTGGAGCAAAGACGTCAACGTTCGATTCCACAGTTCGCGACTGGCGGCATCGTTTCCAAGCCTACAATTGCGATGATTGGTGAGAGTGGTGCGGAGGCTGTTATTCCGTTGAGCAAACTCGGGTCATTGGGTGGCGGAACGTCTATCAGTTTGACTGTTAACGCTGGAATGGGTGCCAACGGTGCATCGATCGGTCAAGAGATCGTTGATCAGTTGGTGCGTTGGGAACGACGCAACGGGCGCGTACCGATAACAACAGGAAGTTAGCCATGACCGTCACAATGGCGTGGGGTGCCTCTTATCAGGTGCTCATGGAGGTCGGTTTCATTGTTCGAGAATTCAAATTGGATTCCTCGGTGCTTGACGGAACCGACGTTCTTGAAGGCACACTCGATGGAATCGATGTAACAGAATATATTCAAGATTTGACGATTAAAAGAGGTCGTTCAGATCAGTTGCAAGACTTCTCGAGCGGTACCTGCAGTATCGTCTTAAATAATAACGATCGACGTTTTGATCCTGTGAACACCGCATCTCCTTACGTTGACCCTGTCACTCTGAAATCGGGTGTCACACCGCGCAGAAAAGTGACCGTGTATCACGGAACCACATCCCTGTTTGTTGGTCGAATCACGGATATCGACATTACTTATGAGCCCACTTTGATCACCCAAAGCACTGTAAGCATTGATTGTGCTGATGATTTTGTGTTGTTGGCTTCGAGCAGGATTAACGCACAAACCCCGACGCCTGCTTTGTCGGGAAGTGTAGTCACATCAATTTTGGATTTGCCTGAAGTGGCATATCCAGCAACCCGCAACATTGATGCAGGAATTACGACGCTCGGCGCGATCCCAATTTCTGATGGAACGAATGCGTTAAATTATTTAATGAAGGTTGCCCAAACAGAAGGTGGATATCTTTTTATTGATCGAACTGGTGATCTTCGATTTTCTGATCGCAACACAGCCGATTTTGCGTCATCAGAAATAACTTTTGCAGACAATGGCACAGGAACCAAATATAGTTCGATCTCAATCCAATATGGGCAAGAGTTGCTTTACAACAGAGTGGTTTGCACCAACGAGGGTGGCACACCCCAAATCGCAGACGATGCTGCGTCTCAAACAGAATTTAATGTGTCAACGCTCTCAATTTCAGGTTTGCTGTTTTCAACTGATGCTCAAGCACTTGCGTTGGCTTCATTTTTGTTGGGTTTATACAAAAACCCTGAATATCGCTTTGACGGCATCAACGTAGATTTTGCGGGTGCCAACATTAGTTTGGTGGACCAAAACGTTATTGTCGCTTTAGATTTGGGTTCCGTCGCTACAGTGCTTAAGTCGTACGGGACAGGTACGCCTTCATCTGTGAGTCAAATTCTGTCGATTGAAGGCTTGGAGCATCACATTACACCTTTGGCTCATTCGATCAAGTTTAGTTTCGCTATTGCCAACATCATCTATCATCTGTTATTAGATGACGGCGTGTATGGTGTTCTTGACGGTGATAACGCCCTCTCGTAGGGATGGGATATACTGACGTTCATGGCACGACAGACATTTACGGCAGCGCAGGTTCTTACCGCAGCGCAGATGACCGCACTGCAGGCGAGTGTGTGGTCTGATGATGTAACAGCCGATACAACAACTGCATACACATTGGTATTGACAGACGCAGGCAAACAGGTCACGATGAGTAACGCTTCAGCATCAACTTTGACTGTGCCACCCAACTCATCTGTAGCGTTCGCAGTGGGTGTACGTGTGCAGGTAATTCAGTTAGGTGCAGGCGCAGTCACACTCACAGCAGGCTCAGGCGTAACACTCAGCGAGACAGGGAACAATCTCGTGCTAGGTCAGTATCAGAGTGCAGTGCTAGTCAAGCAGGCAACCAATACTTGGATTGTTCTGCGATCTGCGTACAATATGGACAGCGATCAACTGGTTCTCCCATCACAGATATTCGGATAAAGGAATAAACATATGGCAACATTTAGCAAACAAATCCTTAGTGGCTCAACGGATGGTAAAGGTGTTCTTGTTGTGGCAACGGCTACAGCAGGTACTTTGATTCATACAGCATCTACAAGTACGAGCGTTCTTGATGAAGTGTGGCTATATGCCGTAAACACTTCGGCATCAGATGTCAAACTTACTATTGAGTGGGGCGAAGCAACTGCCCCTAACGGCAACATTGAATACACAGTCAAAGCAGAGAACGGTCTGTATCTTATCGTTTCAGGTTTGTTGTTGAAAGGTAACGCAACTGCACTAACTGTCAGGGCTTTCGCTGCAACAGCGAGCGTTATCGTGCTTCACGGTTATGTGAATCGCATTACAGCATAGGTTGAGTAGTGCCAAAGTTTGATCGTGCGCTCACAGGTGGCAAAGCAATTAGTGGTGGGTCTCTAGCACCACGCTCTAGGCGTGGTAACACGAATCAGGTTGTTTCGTATTGGGCTGGTGGCGGTGGTGCTAATCCACCTGCCACAGTTGAATACCTTGTTATTGCTGGCGGTGGCGGTGGAGGTAACGGTCGTGGTGCTGGTGGTGGTGCTGGTGGATACCGTACTGCATCGGGCTTTGCTGTTGCAGCAGGTAGTGCGCTTACCGTAACTGTTGGCAATGGTGGAGTATCTCAAGGTGGCAAAGGTGGTAACTCTGTATTCTCAACAATCACTTCGACTGGTGGAGGTGGTGGAGGAGACCGTTTCGGTGGTGGCGGTGCTGGTGGTTCTGGTGGTGGTGGTGGTTCCGAAGGTGGTACTGGAGCCGCTGGAAACCAAGGTGGATATTCACCTGCTGAAGGTACTAATGGAGGTAATCAAGGTGGCAACGATATTTCAGGTGGTGGTGGCGGTGCAAGTGAGGCTGGTGCTGCCAATGGTCAAGGTGGTGCAGGTACGGCTTCATCAATCACAGGTACATCAGTAACCCGTGCAGGTGGTGGTTCTGGTGCTGACACTGCTCGTGGTGGTGGTGCAGGCGGTGGCGGTACTGCTGGTGGTGGCGACAATCAACCTGGTGGTGCAGGTGGAACAAATCTCGGCGGTGGGGGTGGCGGCGGAGGTGGTGGCGCAGCAGGTGGTGCAGGTGGTAGCGGAGTTGTGATTATTCGTTATGCTGACTCATTTGATGCAGCATCAGCAACAACTGGCTCACCAACTATTACCGTTGCTAGTGGATACCGTGTCTATAGGTTCACTGGCTCAGGGAGTATTACTTTCTAATGGCACACTTTGTTCAAATCACTAACGGTGTAGTTACTAATGGCATAGTTATTAGCAACGAGGTTGTCGACACAGAGTTCCCTGCATCTGAACCAATAGGACAAGAGTTTATTCGCAACCACAAATATGATGGAACATGGTTGCAAACTTCATACAACAACAACTTTCGCAAACAGTATGCTGGCGTTGGTTTCACGTATGATGCAGATGCAGATGAGTTTGTTGCACCACAGCCATACCCATCATGGTCGTTGGATTCCAACAATGATTGGCAGGCTCCAACAGCGAAACCTGCAGGCGATTTCTATTGGGATGAGGAGTCGTTGTCGTGGCTCGCACTTCCCGTTGGCTGATATTTGCGCCAGTAGCAATAGACAAGTGCTGATCTGTGTGAGATACTAGACCTATGCCTGCCACAGATAACTTTTCTCGCCAACAAACGCTTACTGGTGATCCTGCCACAGTAGCAGTTTTGGTTACCCCTTCAGATTCCGCAGATTTAACTAATGTCACTCGTGCCGTTTATGTGGGTACGACAGGGAACATGAAGGTCACGATGCAAGATTCGGGAACAGTTTTGTTCACGGGTATTCCTGCTGGAACTACTTTGCCAATTCGTGTATCACGGATTTGGAGTACGACCACTACTGCATCCACCATTATCGCTTTGTCGTAAAACCGTGAAAATCGGTTGCTCTATGAGCATCACTAATAGTTCGTGTTGGAACTTTGCAAGTATTCTTGACAGTTTGATTGAGATTGCTGAATCTGTATTTGAGTTTATTTTGGATTCGTTCACTAGAGGCAATTTAGACAACGACACTTTGGGTTAGTGATGCGTAGGTGGTCTAAATGGCTTATTTTTGCGCCAGTAGCAATACTCGCATTATTCGCACCATCGGCAAACGCTGAACCAGTAGCAGGACTCAACACCACCTACTACACAATTGACTCTGTACCACCTACACGGTCAGAACACATCTATACCGAATGCGGTA